TTACGATTTCAAATTTTTTCATTTTCTTATCTCCTTTTTTCTCTTTACTATTTTTTAAGTCATTGTCGATCAGTTCATTTATATACTGATTAACGCTTTTTCCTTTTTGTGCAGCCCTACTTTTAATAACTTGTTTGCTTCCCGCCGGTACAACCAAATTTATCCGATCGTATTTCTTCTTTATATAATTGTTGATATATTCAATTTGATTAAATTCTTTTGTTTCTCTCATAATTACCGCCTTTACATCAAAGAGTCAAGTGCCGCAGCGTCTCTGCTATTGAAATATTTCTTTCATCAATTATTATTTCGTTTCTATGGTTATAATATATCACATATTGCGCAATATGTCAATACATTTTACGTAATATATTTATTTTAATTTTACCTTAAAAAATGGCAATAAAAAAGCCCCAGGTATCCGAAGATACCCAGGGCAAAGTGGCGTATAAATTGCATATATGGAATTGCACCGGATTTCTCCGGTAAGAAAGTCTTTTTGCGTGGTTTACTGGTTACTTCTGACCGATCACGTTTCAGGATCACAACCGGTCAGTTGATTCATCAGTTGAACAGTGCGTACCAGGTGTTGGCTCCGCAGTATCCATCGGCTTCGAGGCCTTTGGATTTCTGGTAGGACTTGATCGCGGCAGTCAGTCCGTCTCCGCAGAGAGCGTCCATGTTACCGAAATAAAAGCCTTTCGCTGCGAGGATGAACTGAACCAGGAAGGTAAAGGTTCCCTGAGTTCCATGGCTGACGGTGGCTTTCGAAGCAACTTTTTTGCATGATTCGAAAAAGTTCTTGTTGGTCGGATCCAGCTTCGTGCCGTATCTCCGGTTCATCAAGTCTTTCCAAACCGCCAGGGCAGCCCATCTGGACTTATCGCCGTAGTCTCCGTCCACGCGCAGTTTGGCTCCACAATACTTCAGGATCTTGTCCCCATAGTTGCTGTTGAGCCATTTCTGACCATCAGAAACGTTGTTTCTGGCATTGTTGCTGCCGGATCCGGTATTTGTATTCATCCCGGATGTTCCGCCGGAATATCTGCCATTTTCGACGTTGGTGGCTGTGTGGGCTCCATCGTTCAGCAGGACATCTCCCTCTAACAGGTAGTCCGGGCCATTCAGGTATTTGCTCTCAGTCAGAACCAGGAATCCCGCTGCCTTGAATGCTTTCCGCATGTCTCCGGTATAGGTGGCTTTCAGATTTTTCAGGGCATCAATATCAAGCAGGTAACCGACCGCTCTGACATTGGCGATGACTCCTGCAGAGCAATCAGCTTCGCAAGCAACCGTGATCTGTGATGGATCGTAGTTGCTGGCTTTGAGATGCTGCCAATAGGTGTCTCGCTGGCTCTGATCGTAACCAACCAGATCGTTTTTCGCGACTTTCACAGCAAGTTCTGCGATTTTCGCGCGGACTGCTGAGTTCGGGTATCTTAACACACACTTCCATGGACGGGAATACCACGGAATCAGTGCCCATTCGGTTCCTGTCTGATCTCCAGCTCTGCCGCCGGAATATCTGCCGTTTTCATCGTGTCCGCTGTTAGAAATTAAGCTCATAGGTTTTTCCTCCTTCTCGTTTTCGCCCTGATAGAGCATGTAATACTGTTCGCCATAAAAGGCTCGTTTGCTTTTTACCCCGGATCCAGTGTCTAGGGGTTGCTCAAACTTCGTCAAGAATATATCTGACGTTTCCTGCACTGTCTTCGCGTTCTTGAGTGCATAGAAAACGCCTCGGTACTTGCTCTGCAGTTCCGAAATCATGTACTCAATCTGCATTGTCGGGTCTCCGATCGAAACCCCTTTCTTTTTCGCCAGATCATACAATCCAGCTTTTCGGCCAGCACTTGTCCACTGGCACAGGCCATAGCCATACTGGCGGCTGTCTCCCATCGGATGCAGAAACAACTCCCGAGAGATCTCTCCGCTGTCTACCGCCTCGGTATAGGTATCGTCTGTGTACTTATACCCCAGGCGTTCCTCGCACAGGTCTTCCAGATTACGGGGATTGAACCCCGATTCTGCAAAGATATTTCCCATCACTCCGCAAGCTCCGTAAACTGATGCCCCGGCAGCGATCAGGCAGTTATATGCCGCATCCGTATTCATATTTCGTGAAATTGCCACGACGTTCTCCTTTCACAGCAAAAGAGCGGGTATGATGCCCGCTCTTTGACCTTCTTTATAACTACTGCTGGGATCCGTTTACCTTCCCGTCGTCCAGCAGGTCTTTCACGCCTTTGAACCATTCATCAATTACCTTCATCATCATTTCTTCTGTTACAAAAACCTGCATCCACTTTGGTAAGAGTCCGCGTGCCTGGCTTACAACCCATTTGAGTTTCTGCTTTCCCTGGCCGGATTCATTGTAGACATGCTCGGCTTTCAGGATCAACTGGTATACATCCCCCCGGATGCCGTCCATGCCGCGCATCTTTGCATACTGATATGCCATAACTACTGTGATCGCAACCAGGATCACAAGTGCCACCACCAGAATCGGCAACGGGATCTGTTCCAGAAATTTTAATACTTCCATCTTTCTAATCTCCTGTTATTCGCCCGTCAGAGCCTCGTATAGCCCCGTGTGGGCTTTTTATGTACGTCTATGGTAATTTGTTCATTGCGCACATGTATGACCTATCAATTTTCATATTAGCTCCTTCTGCCGGAATTGCGCCGGCGCAAAAGAGGACGGTTGTTGGCCGCCCTCACTCTGATTTCTTTTCCTGCTCCTGGTTGATTGCTTTGTCCGCGACTTCCAGTCCCTTAGTCAGGACTATTGGCACATCAAATCCGGCTTCCACAAAATTCTCAATAATCGACCGGATTTCGTTCACCAGCAGTGACGCTAAGACAAACCACCCCAACAGTGTTGTGATTTTGAGGTCAATCCCGATTGTATTGCCAATTTCAACAAAAGCCGTGCTCGCTCCAAATGCCACTACAATCATAAGCCAGTACCCGAGTTTCTTGAGTACCCCTTTCCAGCCCGCGCTGGAACTCTCCTTGTGGGCGATTCTACTTTTCATCCAGCCCGTGAGCCAGTCTGCCACATTCAGGCCGAGGAAAAGTGCAAACAGGATCCAGTGCGGCCCCAGCAGATACGACAGCACCGCTACCACGCTGCCTACTATAGCGTTATAAGAGTCAATAATTTTCATGATTTTTTCTCCTTCTCTTCTTATTTTATTGGCAAAAATAGGACCTCCGCGCGGGCCCTGCTCTAATCTCAGTCATGTTTTCTCCTTCAAAAAATGAAAGCGGGAATCCGCTCTCATACAATGTACCGTCTGTGGTCCCGCTTTAAATTGGCTCTTGATACCTGAGCATAGACCATGGTGGTGTTAATATTTACGTGCCCGAGAAACTGCTGTACCTCTTCGATTGGCATTCCTCGATCCAATCCATCTGTCGCAGTCGTGTGTCTGATCAGATGCGGATACACTCTCCGCCCGATTTTAGACATCTCTCCCAACTGCCGCACCCTTTTCTCAATCGCCGGCTTCTTCAGCCGGCCGTGAGGAGCGCGTTCTGAAACAAATAAGGCTGGGTTATCATCATTTCTTGTCGCAAGATAATTTTTCAGCGCAAGTTCGGCTCGTACATTAAGACACGATGTACGGTGCTTATCCCCCTTTCCAAAAAGATGCACGTCCTTCTGCTCAAAATCTACGTCTGTAATGTTCAGGCGTTCCAGCTCCGTCACGCGACATCCGGTACTATACAGCATCTCGATCATGGCCTTGTCTCTGAGCGTCTCGCACGCATTTCTCACCCGTTCCAGCTCCATTCCGGATAGTGGCTTTCTCTGTGCCCGCTCATACTTAATCGCCTTGATGTTTCGGCATGGGTTGCTTCCGATGTATCCTTCGTTGGCCGCCCACTCCAGGAATGTGTGAATAATGACTCGGCGATTATCCAGCGTTGCATTGCTGATTTTTCTTGTTTCCTGGGTCTGGTACAGATACACCCGAATATCGTTCGTCGTGATTTCTGTCAGCTGCTTATTGACCTGGAAAAAGAAATCCCGGAGGACCATGTTGTACAGCTCCAGCGAGCGGATGCTCAGTCCCTCGATTTTTCGTGTCGCAAAATAAATCTCATAGCATTCCGGAAGATATCCCTCGTATGGGACGATTTCCGTTTTTCTCGGCTCTATTTCGTAGTCCGACACAAAAATGGTCAATTTCTGATACACGATTTTAAGTGCATCATCCGGGATCTGGTTCACAAGCTTCGTCACGAATTCTTTCACAAACTGTTCGCGCATAAAAAAACCTCCTTGTGGGGTACCCAAAAGGAGGTGGATGTGTTATAATAATCACAGCCCCCTTGTGGGTGGTGTAGGAGTCGAACTTTTTGATTGGTCGTCGGGAGTTCGGCTCCCTTTTTAGTTTTCTACCCTCTTATTATACCACATTTCATGCGCGATTTCGAATGTATTTTCGATTTTCTTTCAAAAATCTAGTTCACTAAAACGAGGTTTAGTTCAAAATCGCTCTTCTAAAAATGTTTATTAAATAACATTCATAGCTGTATTTTTAGTACAATTTATTTCTCTAAGTCTTGCAGAGTCTAACTGATATTTGATAGAAGAAATATCTGATCCATAAGTAACATTAGCAATCATATCGTTAGTCTTAGGAGACGGCTGTAAAATATTAATAGCACAGTTGATATATTTAACCGCCTCAGTCTCCGAACCACTTCGGGCCGTGTTAATAACAGAGTGTAAAGTCGCTGTATTATGACCTCCGGGCATAACCAAAATACCGGTGCAAATGATCCGATAATTGATATTATGTCTCATGGGTTGCCAACCGTCCTCATAGTCAATAGACCAAACACCTAAAGGAGAATGACCGTTCTCGGCAAAAATATCACTTAATACGAAATTAGTACCTCCAGTCATAGAGATAGCGCTCGCGTGAGGATTATAAAATTTACAATTACTGATATAGCATCTATCCGGATCCACGCTAGGCCATACCCTAATAACATGAGGTGTATCGACTCTACCCTCATTAGAGGACGTAGGTGCACCATCTGGAAATCTAGCATTAACCTTAAAGTATACGGCGTTTTTCGGTAATAAATAAGTTTCGAGCGTCATTTGATGAGGCCTATACTCGATAAGGTTTTTATCGGTGTCAAACCAGTAAATTTCGTACCAACGAGTTGTTAAACCGTAAGTTGTTGCTGTATCCATTTTACCAACCTTATAATATTTCATATCGGTATAAGTAGACGGATTATCGGAGTAATTATATCCGAGTTTAAGAAAATCAGTATGATACCATTCGTCAGACTCATTAACTGTTAAACCTGTTGCGTCAAGTTTACCAGAAGTAAAATCACTATAACGGACACAACCTCTGACTGCACCGTCCAAACCGGTACCACTCCACTGATCGAAACCATTCATACGGGTACTAATATTAAATCCGACTGTATCATGAAAATCAATATTTTCAATCTTACATTTATAGGCACCTGTAGAAAAAACAAATGCGTTAACCTGTTCGCCGTAATCACCCTCTGTATATCCTAAATCAGACATTAATCGTCGCTCGCCGTAATAGTGCATATTTTTAACAACAGAGTTTTTACAGGACATATAATACTTATCCTCGATTTGATTTCCCTCATCGTCTGTAACCTTAAACCCGGAGAAAGAAAACATAATATAAGGATTTACAGAATGATCTGGACGACTATCAGTCGTATGACAATAATCATTATCGTCAACATAAATATACGAATTATTAAAGTCAACGGTAAAATCAGTAGGAATATAGCATTGCACACCAGACTTAAACGGTTTAATGTGATATGTGGTTTTAGGGAATACGACACCGTTATAACCGCTTGCGGCGGCCTCATCAATCGCACCGATAATAGCTTTTAAAGTCGCTACAGATGTACCACCTACAAGATGAGAACCGTTATAAATATAACTCTCAGACGGATAAAAGTAATTTTCGTTGACAGTCTCTGTCTCGGAAACCGTAATATCTAACGTACAAGTGATTGTAGTATTAGACGCTTTAGCGGTAATCGTAGCGGATCCGGAACTCTTAGCAATCAGAACACCGTAATAACATTCGATAACGGACGGATCGGAGGAAACATACTCGACATTATAGCTATTTTTGGTAATATCATACGGATAAACCATAGCTTCGATATTATACATATCTCCAACGTTAAGAGACTCGATTGGGTTAAGCCAATAAAGTGCCTCGACATAACTCATATTGTCCTCTACAGCCGGTTCACCTGGATCTACATTAGTAAATGTCCTATTCTCGCCATTAACGGTAATAGTATGCTCGCCTGACTCAATAGGGGTATTGATAAACTCAGGTAATCTTTCGCTTGATTTTACTTGATAAGCGGATGGAGATCCAAAACCAGTCATACCCTGAACGAAAGTCGACGAATTATACCATTGAGTATAATAAAGTAACATGATCTTTTCTCTCAGTTCGATAATTTCATCTTTCGTGAGAGCTCGATCGTAAACGATAAGTCGTTTAATTTTAGGAATATCATCGGTTTTTCCATTGAAAAGTCTAAGATTAGTCAACGCCGGATAATCGGCATAATTGTAATCAAATTCGCCAGGCATCATTTCATTAAATACCACGGAATATTTACTATTTTCCACATCAACCGACATAACGAAAAATACATTATGCAAATCTGTCATTAAAAGAGGATCTTTAGAAATATTCGCACGAGTATAAGCAAGCGGCAATGGTATATTATATTTTGTATTACCGTATTTCATAAATTCCTGTACGGGCAATAAAATTTTTGAAAATGTCGAAAAACCACCTGAATAATCAGTTGAATTTTTACCAAAGCGTAACCCGTACATAGTATCATTGTTTCCAAAAATAACATGGGTAGCCTCATCAAAATCTCCTAACAAAACAATTGTACGGCTACCCAAACTCTGACCGTTGATAATATTCGTACATTCCGGCGTACTACCGTACATTGGACTATCTCCAACAAAATAGTCGTCAGTAACAGCAAAACCAGACGTATTGACATTACCTGTAGTATCGACGACCGCGCCATTGATAATTTGGATATCACATAGCAGACCGTTAGTATCAATTTCATAAATACGATTAGGCACTATTTTCCCATTTTCGTCAATTGTAATTTTATACTTATTTCCATCCTGCCCGACAATATATCCAGCTTGTTTTATCTCAGACAATAAATCATCGGATAAATGTTTTTCTTCTATGCTTTTTTCTGGAGTAGTATAATTTTTTAATTCTTCCTTGAGCGAACTAACCTGCTCCGTCATCGCCGTGTAGTCGGCAGGCAGACTTTTCTTGACTTCCTCTGCGTAGGCGCTTATCTCCTCTTTCATTCGCTCGATGATATCCGTCTGTTTTTCAACCGGCACAGCAGAATCTACTTCCATTCCTTCTAATACGTTCAGAGTGGCGAGTGTCGAATAGAACTTCTGCCGCAGCTCCGATCCCTGGGTTTTGAATAGATAGACCACGAACGCGGTTTTCCCCATGTACTGGACGGCGTCGGCGTCTACGAGCCAGGAAAAGGTGATGGTATTTCCGTTTGTCTGCATATCTGTGATGTTATAGTAATTTTTGTTGCCTTTGGCATTGGAGTACAGGATTCTCCCGGAGAATGTGGACATATCGAAACCGTGGTAGTACCGGTTCATGCCGAATTTGATCTTATTTACATTTTTATCTCCTTCAACTCCAGCCACTACGCCGTTTTTCGGGATAGAAATCACTCTCAGATGTTCGTCAATCCAGAACTGCAGATCATCGTCCGTGACTGGTGTTGCGTACTCTTCCGCATCTTCCAGCATCTCTTCCAGTAATTCGTCTGTTGTACTCATGTCATTCCTCCTGTTTCACCTCTACCCTGTTTGTTGACAGTTTCATTCCATCTTTTCCCAGTCCTACTACGTTCACGTACCATTTCTTTCCGTGCAGCACCTCGGTTCTCACGATGCAGCAGTTTCCAGTGATTTTTTCCGAAAAGCATTCTGCGATCTTCGAATCAATTCGGCGGAACTCTGCCACTTTTACTTTTCCGGCCCACTCCCGGTCAAAATAAAATTTCGCTGTCATATACTGCTCACTGCCCGCCACCAGACCGGAAAAATCCCCTCTCCTTTCGATCTGCTGACCCATAACTGAAAATTCAAGTACTCTCATGATCTTTCCCTCCTAAGCTGTACGTTTCCAGATATAGACTGTGATGTACGGCGGCATGTTATTGATAGTTTTTGATCCATCAATAATATTGGAGACTTTATTTACTCTAATATTTCCAACCGATGTCTGTGCTTTCCATGATGCATTATTCATTTTTGCCTGGACCGTAGAGCCATACGGTCCTCCATCTTCTCCGAAAACCTGATACATCGATCCCTCATCGGCTCCGTTGGTCTCGTAGTGTTTGTGGTCGATGTTATTTGTCGTAACACCGGCCTGCAGTCCAGCTGTGTTCCATTTTTTCGTGGTGTCTTCTTCATCAACGCCAACCAGTGTCCTTCCTTTTGCGTATCTCTCCCACGTTCCGCCAAAAATTGTATTCGGATCTGCAGTTTTTTCTTCCGTGATCCACACGGATCCAACTGGATGATCCGCCAGAGTATCTCCGTGCATATAGATTTTGTACGCACCGCTGCTCGTATCATAGGATCCCATACGGATTTTTCCGTCTGCCATAAATCCTACGTACTGCACCTTAACTCCTTTTTTTGTGATCAGTCCGAACGCATCCGTTCCTCCGGACCATCCGCCCAGATCCGGGTAAAATCCGTCCGAAAAACCTGCATAGCTTTTCAGTTTGGCTTTAAGCCACTCCTCCACAGTTCCTCCTGTTGTTTCCGTTTTCTGGATATTTTTCAAATCATCTACGGCAATTTTTTTCTCGTTTCCGTCTGCGTCGCAAATTGCTACGTAATCTGTGCTTTCGACTTTGGCTTTCGTCGGCCACTCAAACATTGTCATGTCCATTTTTTCTGTCTCCTCTCTATGCCGGTATCCACTGCACCGGGTACACTGTTGCCGTTGGTTCCGGTGTTGGTGTCTCCTCTGTGCCGCCCTGCTTATATCTCAATACATGATCCCACGGCGGCGTATGGGAATAATAACTCCTTGTGCAGATCTCAGTTCCCGTCTGGTCCCCAGTCTGTCCTCCCACTGCTCCGCCGAATTCATTTTGAGATGCGTGCACAATCTTTCCATTGCCTATGTACGTAGCCACATGATAGCCCTCGCTCAGCAGTACATCACCGCGTCTCAGACCTGATCCGGAATAGACGTCTACATTCCCGATCACATCCGAAAAGCCGCAGCGCAGGAATACCGCCCGCATATCTCCGGTGTAGCTTGCTCCATACGTTTTCACCGGCACACCAGCCTCCTGCCACCCTGTGATACAAAATGACGAGCAGTCGTAATCTGGTCCCCACCGATAACCCTGATCATACCCGTGCGAGTTATCTGCAGCAATTTTCAGCATCCACGCAATCGCCTTTTCGATTTTTTCTGCTGAGTCGTCGTTTAACGCCAGATGCGCTTTCCAATAATTCGCATACTCTTTTCTTTTTGGCTGCACTGCTCCGGCGTGCTGCTCGTAGTTGAGCTCGAATAATTCTACGAGCGTTTCCAAGCTTTCTCCGGAGTTCCAGAATTCCGCAAATGACATCGACGTGGTTCTTTTTTGCCACTGGATCCCTACGTTTTTCTCATAGAGGATCCGCTGCAGCTGCCCGTTGATATTCTTGCTCTCGTATCCTTTCGCCGCGGCCCAATTCGTATATTTCGTGGATGGGGTCCACTGCACCAGCCCAAATCCCAGGTCTGTTCTACTGCTGTCGAGATTCTGCCAGATCCCTGGATTGCAGGTTGACTCTGCGTACATATTGCCTAGTACGGCAAGCGCCGCGTTCTGCGACGCTCCGTTTCGGATCATGAAATTATAGATGTACTGTGCGTTATCCATAGCATTTTCCATGCTCAGATAAGTATTTGAGCTAATTAGTGCCATTCTTTAACTCCTCCCACGTTCCATCCGATTTCTTGATTCTTCCTCCGGTGATTCTTCCGTTTCGGATAACTAGGTAACTCTCATCCGAGTACACGAGCTTTCCGCTCAATCCCGCGGAACCGGAATACCCCTCGTAGATTGATCCAGCTTTGAATCTGATGTAATCGCCCTGCGGGTTAACTTCAACAAACGTGTTTCCGCTTCCGATCGTCCCCGACCATGTGCTTTTTCCAGTCGCAATATCCACATTTTGGAGTAATGACATCTGGATAACTGATTTTCCGCTGGCTTCTTTCAGAATAACTCTTCCATTTTCCAGCGCAACCGAGCATTGTTTACCAGCCTCTTTTCCGAAAATTTCCAGCAGCGATGCAAAAATCTTACCGCTGTTCAGATCCAGCTTAAAGCCTTGCTCCCCATCCGCGTAATTCTGTGACATCAGCACCCCTGCGATGAGGTAATCTGCCAGAAAGCCCTGACCTGTGCCAAACGTTTTCCAGTCCCAATCTCTGCCGTCCGGCGTTCGTTCGGATGCGATCAGGAATCCCGTGGTCCCGAGTGCCATTGCTCCATAGAGCTCGCTGCTCTTGTCCAACTCTTCGAAAAGGATTGCTTTCGCCGCCTGTTTTTCCGCATTCTCTGCTGTTGCTTTCAGTCTGGTTTTCATCAAATTAATCATTCCGGTGACCTGATCGCCTTTTACGGTTCCATCTTTATTCAGCGCCAGCTCTGCCGTTTTCATCGCCGCACTCATTCGATCCAAATAATCGTTTTCCGCAGATCCGAGTGTGACTGTTGTGTTTCTTCTCATGACGCAGTCCCACACCACACTCACAGCACGTTCTCTTGTCGATATCTGTAGATCTTTGTTTTCCACTTTTACGTAATCTCCGAGGCCGATTTTCACAAGGTTCTCCACATCTGCGTACTCAATTGTGTTTTCGATGTTGATAAGGTCCACTTCATATGTGATTTCCGGTAGGTCGCATCCTGCCTCAAAATCTGCTTTCGCTTTTTCCCGTAATGCTTTCTGCAGATCTTCCAGTGTTGCGTATCCCGTTTCATCGGTTCTGCAATCCGCCTGTAGCTTCACATCTTCATACTGCGCAACTTTTGTGTAGGCAATCGGATATTTTCCAATATTTGGACTGTCCACATAATAACTATCATCTGGCAACGTGTACCCGTTGTAGCTTTCCGGAATGATTCTGGTAACCACGTTATCCATGTTTACTTTCGCCTTGACGGAGCTCATGTTAAATCCAAGCCGCACTTCTGCTCCGTAATCTCCTCCGGCCCTTTTCTTCATCTGGCACATATAATTCTGGAAAATAGGTTCTCCGCCCCATCTGCTGATAAAACTGTTTTCATCATCAGACAGCAACGCCTCGATCAAGTTCTTCCGGACGTAGTAAGCTGTGTTGATATCCGTGATGTCAGAAACAACGCGATACTTTCCTACACTGATCTTCTCCGCCGCTTCCACACCCGTGCACTGTGTCGGCCGTACGTCTTTCAGATGGGTTTCTCTCGAGGCATCAAAAAAGATGGGCCGCGCCTTTGCGGCGAGTCCACCTGTCTCCTTTTCTGCATCGTACACCCGGAACTGTTCGTTTTCTCCGTATGGAGTCGGCGCTGTGATAACGGATCCGGCTTTTAAGCAATCAATATACAGCGCATCCGCCGCGCACTCGATCGCCATATCCCATTCTCCACTAAGCTGCATCGTCAGTTCGCATTTTGTCGGATGCAGTACACAGTCGCCGTTATTTTCATAATTTTTGTTTTCTGGCTTATAAACCTGTATCATCTTGTCCTCCAACGCGGCGCAACCGAAATCTCAAACGCAGAGTCAAATAAGATCACATTCTTGCCCGGATTCAAATAGAAATCTTCATAATTTCCTCTGATCGCATTGCTCGCATTTCGTCCCTGGCCATTCACTGTGATTTCTTTTTCCGTATCGATGATCAACGTTCCATTGACCTGTGCAAGCAACTCATTTCCGTTGATTCGTCCCCAGCACTCTCCGTGGCCCTCAATTTTGATTTTGGGGCACGAGGTGTCATACTCATTCGTCAGTGTAAAAAACTTTCTTTTTGTGGCTACTTTCTGGCCGTTTTCTGTCAGCACGTATCCTCCGCCGCCTACTTTGTGACCCCAGTATACCGGCATTGGATATGGCTTTTCATATTCATCGCTTCCGCGTACGTACAGATACGGTGAGCAATAGAATGTGATCGTGAATTTTCCCACCCGCAGGCTTTCTCTGCTGTTTTCGCTTAAAACTGCATAATAGGCGCGGTACACAAACACTGGATCGTCATTCAGGATCAGTTCTGCATTTTTCTCCTGCGCCCATCGTTTGATTTCCCGCCATTTTTCATGCCATTTCGATTCCGGGCCGATATAGTTCATCTCGATCGAGATTGTCATCTCCTTGTAACGGCCATTGTCGATATGATAAGCCCCATCTACTCCCGACACTTCCAAAGTTTCGATGTCCCGTTCTGCTGCAGGGATGTTCGGCCTGTTGACCGCAAAAATGCAGAGGTCGGCAGAACTGACCCCTGCAAAAATAACTTCGTAATCGTCAATCATGCAAAGCCTCCTTTCCAGACAGGCTTACTTATCTGCTGTCTGTTCAGCTCTTTGATGGTTAATTTCACGACTTTCTGGTAGATTCTTTCGTCTCCAAGATTAATCACGTTTTCCATCGTCAATCCGAGATCTCCCAGGACCTCAGCAAGTGCTTTTATCAGGTCTGCATTGTTGGCCCGCACTTCTTCATGGACGTATTTTCTCAGTGTTTCAATTGGCGTTACAGCTTCCGGTCCTGCCTCTCCTGCTACGTCGATCGTGTTTCCAGACTGATTAATAACGGTCGGTCTGTTCAGGATCGCGCCTTTCGCGTGCCAATTGACGCTTAACCTCGGGATGCTTCCTTTTACTAGATCGCCGATCGACCATCCCGGCGGTGATATCCGAAAATGTGGCATTTTTATTTTTGGTGTCGGCCATTCGCCGGCAAAAAATCGTTTTACTGCATCTAGTGCATTTTTTACCACGTTTTTGATTTCTTCAAATTTGCTCCAGAATTTATTTTTGACTCCTGTGAGCTTGCCGCCTGTCAGCTTGTCGATCACATCAAATCCCGTGGACCATATTTCCTTCCATGTCTGCCAGCTCGCGGCCAAGATTCCGGTGATTCCGCCTCCGTGTTTTTCGTAGGCATCCTGGATCCGGCCGAGCTTCTCTTCGCCCAGCTCCACGCAGAAATCATAACCGGCGGTCAGTACCGTTTTTAAAATATCAATCCCTTCGAGTACCCCTTCCCGGAATTCGTCGCAGGTTGTCCAGAGTGTAAAAACAGCAATCACAATTGCCGTTATAATTGCGAGGACCGGATTCGCCGCGATGATGCCAAATAGACCCGATAAGCCTTTTGCTATGACCGGAATACCTCCGATTATTTTTGCCCCGCTACTCACCACTGTTCCAAGCACAATAAGCAACGGACCAATAGCAGCCACGATCAGGCCAATCTGTATAATCATCTGTTTTTCCGATTCCGACAACCCGTTAAACCATTCTGTAAATTGCGAAATCTTTTCCGCAATATTTTCGATAATCGGTGCGAGTTCCTCCATCAGTGTTGTTCCAAGGTCGATAGCATCGTTTTTCAGCTCATTCGTCGCCTTTTTAATCTTTGTGGAGTTTGTGTCCAGTTTTTCAAATGCCGTATTTGTCGCGCCTGCACTATTCTGCATCTGTTCCAAAACGCCATTAAAATTCTCAGCGCTGTCTCCCAGCAGGATCATACCTGCTTTTCCGGCCTCCGAACTGCTCCACATATCGCCAAACGATTTGTTGTTTTCCGTCGCCGCATCGCTGATTATTTTCAGGACATCAGACAATGACATTCCGCTGTCCATCAATTCCTTAAATGTCTTTCCCGTCTTTTCTTTCAGGGTTTTCGATACGTTCGTTCCTGATTTTCCAAGCTCATTCAGCATACCGTTCATGTACGTTGTGCTTTCCGCTGTTGCAACACCATTTGCCGTCATGATAGCGTATCCTGCGCACAGCTCGTCCAGGCTTACTCCGTAGGCGTTTGCTGTCGGAATTACTTTTCCCATTGATGATGCAAGATCAGCAACCGTCGTTTTTCCCAAATTCTGTGTTTGGATCAGCATGTCCGAAACATTCGTTACTTCAGATGCTTTCAATCCATACGCATTCATGATGGTTGTAAGCACATCCAGCGCCGCTCCCGCATCCGCGAAGCCTGCTTTTGCCAATTTTGTTGAATTCGAAACGAAATTGACTGCATCGCCTGTTTTCTGTCCTGCTGAAATAGAATCATAGACATTCTGTGCAATTTCTTCCGATGAGATTCCTGTCTGATTGGAAAGATCCAAGATCGCCTTTTGCATTTCGTCCATTGGGACTTCCGTTGCGTCAGCAATCGTCGAAACTTTTGCCATCGAATCCTCAAAATCCATAGCCATTTTGGCAGACGCCGCTCCGGCCGCAAGAATCGGAGCGGTCACCTTTTTCGTCATTCCGCTTCCCGCGTCCTTGACCTTTTCCCCTGCTTTCTGGACTTTTTCTGTATATTCCTCAATTGATGCTTTTCCGAATTTCAGCTGCTCGTTTACTTCTTTCAGACGGCTCTTGTATTCATTTAGCGACGCTTCCGCCTCATTCAGCGCGGCTTTCTTTTCCTCAATCGCCTTTTTGTTGTCGCCCTCGGCATTTTCCAACAGTTTCAGTTCTTCTTTTACGAGACCGACTTTTTTCTGGTACGTCTCGCCCTGCTCCGTCAGATACTTCTGCTCATCTTTTAATTTTTTCGCAGATGAGGTGTTTTTGTCCCACTGGCTCTTCATCAGCTTGAATGAGGATTCATTCTTTTTTGCGGACGCATCCAGCGTGCTGATGGAGTCATCCAGTTTTTTCATGTTCTCTTCCAAAACCGCAGAGCCGCTCTTGATTTCCTGGTTTACTTCTTTCAGGCCTTTCTGGTACTGGGCAAGTGTTGTCTCTGCCTGGGAAAGCTGTTTTTTCTTCTGGGAGATCGCTTTCTCGTTTTTGTTCTCTGCTCCCTCCAGTTCAGAAAGCTCTCTTCTCAGGACCTCCACTTTTTCGTTGTATGTTTCGGTCTGTTTCTGCAGGTATTTCTGTCTGTCGGTCAGTTTCTCCATGGCCGTTGTGCTGTCATCCCAGGCGATTTTCGCACGTTTAAACTCTTCCCGGTTACCCTGTACGGCTTCCGAAATCTGTTTCAGGCTTTTCTGAAAATCTACCGTACCGTCCGTTTTGAACGATAAACCGACCCGCTTCATATCATCCGCCATACAGCTCACCTACTTTCTTTCTCTCCCAAAATTTTTCATACATTTCGTTAAAAAAGATGGGGTCGCAATTAAAAAATTCTTCCTCGCTCATCCCCATCTCCGCGGCGCAGATCCGGTATTCCGCCCAGTCTACGTCAAGCCCTTCGCCATCTGCTGGCGTGCCCGTTTTTTTTTAGCATATTCGTCGCATCTGGCTGAAAAGCCCTCCAACAGCACGCGGATCTGCTCATCATCCATCGGCACCAGCTGCAATGCCTCGTCAAACGTCACCGTTTTTCCGTTGCTCCGCAGGATGGCGTACACGGATGCGGCCGCAAGATCCATCTTTTCCGGATCTGTCAGTTTTTCCTGTTTCTTTTTTGCCAGTTTGTAAAATTTCGGCATCTTCTGCAGATAGTAGAGCGTGCCAAAATTAACATTGACGGGCAGCCGGGTGCCGTCCGTCAAATCTACAATATAATTTTTCATGTTTCTCCTTATCCGGCTACTGCCGTTGTCAGATCGTCATCCTTGAGGATTGGTTTCGAGAAGAACTTTTCTTCTGTCAGCCCCTCCGGGAATGCTTTCATGCTGGAATCCAGCGATACTTTAATATTTTCTTTTGCGTCGAATGGGTACGCAACGATCGTTACTGTATCTGTCTGCACGGAAAACGTTTCCTCACCTGTTGCCGCATCATCTGTGTTTGCTGTGAGCTTACATTTCGGATACCAATCATATCTCTCTGAGCCGTCCTTGTTTTTGACCACTTTTCCATACGCAAAAAACGGACGAATGCTCTTTCCTCCGGACAGAATGAGGCCGTTTTTCGTCACCTCATCCCCTCTCGCTTTTGCAAGCGTATCTGCCGGGAACGCCACTACCTCAACTTCGATGTTCGTTGATGGCTGGCGGGTGTCTGTATCGTAGATTTTCCCGGAAGCATATACATCCGTTGTCCCTGTGTTCTCTGTTACTTTTACGCTTTTTACAACTTCGGTTTTCTCCACGCTTTCCTCAAACGTTTCTGTCCACTGTCCATTTTCGTCCGGCGTATTGAAACACACATACTGTGCTCCCACTGTTTCTTTCAGCGGTGGTTTTCTCGTTTTGATTGACATATTTTTTTCCTTTCTACCTGAACAATCTCTGCAGTATCAGGTTATAATATTTATTTGAATCTTTTTTGAACAATCCGCGCAGATGCGGCTGTGCATTCATTTTCCGTGTTCCTGCCTCTACCATCGGGCCGTAATATTTTCCCCATCCGACCTCTACTTCCCCGTTTTTTCCTTTTCTGGCCGAAACGGTGTCCAGCAGATGGGTGTATCCAGACTTTCGAATCTGTGATCTCGGTTTTGGCAGCGCCCGCACATCTCTGGCCAGCTGCTCCGCGCCATCCATCATGGCTGCTTCAATTCTGCTCTGTTCGAATTTCTCCTGATATTCCTGAATGATCTTCTGAAATTCGTTCATGCCGGCAGAATAGAAATCGTCCTCATTCATACTGTTACCTCAACGGAAAAATAAGAATGAAAGACCTTATCTTCCTGCACGTACTCGTGATAGATGGTAGGATGAAGCCCGACTTTTCTGAGTTTTTCTCTCAGTTCCATCAGTTTTTCATTCCGCGGCGTACGAGAATAGAAGCTAATCTGGTATGTTTCCACATTTTCGTACTCTTCTCCAGATGCCAGAATATCCTCCCAGATATAGTCCCAATAGACCACACGCGGGTATTTGTTTGTATTTTCCTGGCTTGCGATTCCCTCATTGACCGGAATCTGGAGCGAGTGGAGCAAATCGCTTAATTCCTGTTTTTTCATGCAATCACCTCAATCGTTCGATCTGGTCGCACCAGTGTGAGCTCCGTTTCCGGGAATCCGTCCTTGTTGATGATGTGTGCGGCGTTATAGACTCTGTGCTGTGTTCCCTCAATGATACACACACAGTCACTGTCAATTTTCTTGTACTGCGGAATCCGAATTTTCATTGTGATTTCCCGTCCGCTCTGACTCAGTGCGTATCTGGTATGGTCATACACAGAGATCTCGTTGTACCAGATCGTCATGTGCTGATTTTCCAGAATATCCTCCGGAAAGTCTTTGGTTTCGTCTGTTTTGATTCTGTAGAGTTCAAAGCATCCGCTTGTGTACACCGGCAGGCTCATGTCGGCACCTCGCTTTCCAGCTGCCAGGATAAGATAATCGCAGCGTAATTCTGCTCCCATTCGTATGTTTTGTGGTTGTACGCGTAGTACACGTAATTTTTCAGCAGACTTCGAAACGTATCATCTGTTTCCAGGCTTCTTCCCGGATTGAGTGTATCAAGACGGTGTTTTCCTTCTTTCAGGTACCGCAGCAGCGACTCATCCGGGAAATACGGCGGAATCTGAAATTCCTGCCGCACTTCCTCAATCATTTCTTCCAGCATTCCGCCTTACCTCCTTATTCTCCTGTTGGCTCTGCTGCCTGCGCGATTGTCTGTGGAACCGTTACCTGCTGAACCGGCAGCACGTACTCTTCCAGTTTCGTCACGTCAAATACTACGGCGCAGTCATCATCCACCGCGCGGCCGTTCGCATAGCATTTTCCGATGATAACGTCTGCATCATCCATTGCTTTTGTCTGATCATAAGTGTTCAGCTCCACGCCAGATGCTCCCATCGTGTAGACACCTGCCATGGTAAAAATGCCTTTTCCTTTCGGTACGTTCGCATCCGGAATCTTTTCAAGGCTCATAAATGAGGTGTTTCTATATCCTCCTGTGAGACTTTCTCCATACAGCGCCGGGTCCACATATTCCGCCTCATCGCTCGGATTACACAGTAAATACAGCGTTCCGATTTCTCTCTTTCCGTCTTTGCTCAGTGTCTTTCTTACTGGAGCAAGTCCTTTCGGGCTGAATTTGGTTACCGTGTTCATTACCGTTTTCGCCTGCGCGGTTCCGTCCGTTTTGAAGCTCGCGATCTTATTCATGATTCCTACAGGACCCGTTTTTCCGTTTCCATCCAGATATCCTTTTACCAGACCGTCCTGCATTGCCTCCGCAAGAATTGCCGTAAAATATTTGTCCACAAATGGCAGCGCAAGATCCCGAATTGCTTTCGGAATCACAAGATATACTGTCAGTTTTTTCACTTCCAGGTCAAGAGTTTCAAAACTTGCGTTCAGCTCTCCTTTGATGGCATCTGTTAAGTCCCCCCATACTGCAGTCCCGGAATGTTCACCAACCAGCCATTTTTTCACATTTGCCGGGGCAAATTTTACCAGGCTCAGAATTTTACTTGCCTTTTTCACATCATCCAGCGTTCTGTCGATGATTTCATCCGGAATAATGTCGATCTGCTTTGCAGTGATTGCCTGTTTCACATCTTTCAGCCCCTCGTAGAACTGTTTTTCCTTGTCTGACAGATTGTGAAGGTTCAGGCGTTTTCTGTATTCCTCATCGTGAGCCGCGCGGGCGTTCTGCTCCACCAGCTGATTGATGAGTTCTTTGTTTTTCTCCTCCACGATCATAGCTGCAGCCTGATAGATCGCCTCTACCTTATCGTCTGCATCTTCCATCATCTTCATTACTTTCTGTTTCAGCTCTGCCTCTGTGATTTTATCGATGTTCATTTTTTTCTCCTTTCTGAAAGAAAGCGTCAAATCCGCTTTTCTGTTTTTGCGCCGGCGCAACGGCCCGCATGAACTTTTTAACCTCCGCATCCAGGAATGTGCGATTGTTCAGCTGTTTGATCAGCTGTTCATTTTCTGCGAGAAGCTGTTCTGTCCGCGGCTCCTCCTTCTGCTCCACGCCGATTTTATCAATCAGTCCGCACTCCAAGGCTTTCTGCGGCGTGAGCACGGTCTCTGCATCCATCATGGCTCTCAGTTCTGCCTCATCGATGGTCGCACGGCGCATCATCAGCTGCACACAGGATTCCATACACACGTCCAGCTTGTCCGCCTCTTCCCGGAGCTGTTTTGCATTTCCTGTGACGCTGGCCCACATGTTGTGGATAATCGCGCTTGTGCCGTACCCCATGATTCGCTCATCGCACCCCTGCAGAATTGTAAACGCGATTGAATGGCATACGCCGTCCACGATTCCCACTTTGTGTGCCTTGCTCTCCTGCAGCAGGTTGTAGATGGCCGTTCCTTCCGAAACCGATCCGCCGTAGGAATTAATATGCAGTTCAATTTCTTCCCCATCCGGCACCGCTTCCAGGAGCTTCTGGAAATGTGCCGCGGATGTCTCCGACTCGTCATAGTCCCAGGTTTCCCAGTTCCACTCTCCATATTTCGAGATATCGTCATACAGAAAGATCTTGTGCACGTTGCCATCCACCTGCTGGCAGTAATGGATCTCTTTTCTTTTCATGGCTTTCTCCTTCCCTTGTTATTTGCTGTTTCACCCATCAGCTGGGAGATTTACTCTGTGTTTCCCGTGACCGCGCTTTCGTCCGCGGTATAGTTCTTTGTCACCATACGGCTTCGGCTGAATTCTGTATTCAGCGCTTCCCAGCCGATGGATTCCCGCAGCTCATCCAGGTTGAAGCCGATGCTCCGCAGGGTACTCATGCCGGTTGCGCACTCGATCAGGTCGCGGTGCTTGAATCTTGACAGATCCACCCAAATTTTCTCGTCTTTTTCATAACTTTCTTTTCCGACAAGTTTTGCGTTGAATGAATCGTTCAGAATTTCGGCAATCGGTGAAACTGCGTAGGTGATAAACTCGTTTGTGCTGTCCGCTTTTTCTGTGATTTCTCCCAGGAATACCGCCATTGGGATGTTAAATGCCATTGCTGTGTCCTTAAAAATTTCTTTCGCAAACTTTACAACGTCCTCACTTGCCCCTCCGGCCTTAATTTCAATCTGGTTGATATCAATTCCGGCGCTCGTGATGATAGTTGACGGTTCATCACTCAGCAACGTCTCCTGCAGCTTCTCTTTGTATTGATCTTTTGTCAGCGTTTTCACGTTTCCATTCTCATCTTTTGTCGCAATGATGGAATTTGTCGCGTCAAAATGGAGCTTGAATTTCGGCGTATTAACATACGTCTGCATCGTGCAGACCGCGTTCGCCAGCTTATTGTACTTTTTCGCAATATTTCCAAGATGTGCACTGAGCCGATCATTTCTCATCCGCAAGTGCAGCACCTGGTCCGCCGTCAGGTACATGTCCAACGTCATCGTTCTTCCGTTACAGCTGATCGTGATATCGCTGTAGATCTGCGGTAAGATTACGCTGTCATTCAACGTCCAGGAATCCGCTAAAAAGTATTGCTCGCCCACTCTGCAGATTAACGCTTCTTTTTTCGTCAGCAGTTTGTGGATCGCCGCACGCCAGAAATCTGTTCCGGTTTCATTTGCATTCGGCCGCACGTTCAGCCGCCAATAGACGTCATCTTTTGCCCGTCTGGTTCCTTTTTTGTCTTTCCTCTGGACTACAATTTCCGATTTTGCAATCGCATCCGCAATCATGCCAATCGCTTTTTCTTTTGCAAATTCATACAGCTGCAACTGCTGCGTGGTCGATGTTATGATTTCGAGCAGAGACTCTTCTTTTTCTGCTCTTTTGAAAAACCAATCAAACATAGATAACCTGCTCCTTTATTTCATCCTTCGAAAACATCGCCGCTACGAAAGCCATAAATCCATCGTTTTTCCTCAACTTCGGTTCTATTTTTCCGTACATCTTGTTTCCGTACTTGTCCGTACTCACCTTCGTGTTATTGGTGTACCATCGCATGATGGATGACAGACCATAATTTATTTTTCCTTCTGCAAACAGCCTTTCAATCTCCGGAGCAATGATGGCACACGCCGATCCGATTCTTCGCACCAGTCTTACCAGTCCCGCCGGATTCTGTTTGCTTTCGATCGTTATTCCAGCTTCTTCGAATTTTGCTTTAAACATCTGGTAGCGGTAGGTGTCCATTGTGATCTTCTGCACAACATATTCATTCATCTTCTCAACACACCACCGAATGATGGCGTCAATCGGGATCGTCGGACCATCCACCACCTCAAAGTCCTCAAATTCCGGCTGTCCAAAATTGTTCAGCGGAAATTTGATTTTCTCTAAAAACGGTGAATCTTTGCAGATCCATGTGTGCTGCCGCCAGATGAACTCCTCTCCGTCCTGCGTCAGCACTCCGGCCGATGCAAAATCTCGAATATCGGCATAGTCCAACGCCAGAATCGCAAGTTTGCCTTTCGTGTCCGCTGTTTTTCTCGGTGTTTTCCGTTCGATATCGTCATAACAGCACCTCAGAATGTTGTTCCATGACGTTACGGTTTCTTCTTCATTCCGCGCCGGCAGATTGAACCGTTTGGTCATCAACTCCGGAAGTTTACTCGGAAGCTTCTGTGCTTCCAGATAATCTTTCATGATCTGCGTTTCCAAAATTGGCATATATTCCAGCGACGGATTGGCCTTGTGCCAGGCTTCCGGAAGATCTTTTTCTTCTTTCGCATCCAGCTTGCAGACGAACGGAAAATATCCGAGCGGATTTTCACCCGTCCTCAGAATCTCTTCTATCATCGTCAGAATTTCATCCAGCGGGCCATCTCTTACATATCCGTTTGTGGTGATGATAAATTCCCGCGGATGCTTTACTTTTCCAAGTGCGCTTTCGAATACATTGATCTGCTCGTAATTCTCGTAGGCGTGTATCTCATTCAGAATCAGGCATCCAGGCCGTTTTCCATCTTTTGTCTCTGCCCGGCTCGTGTTGTATTTCAACTCCGATCCGGTCTTGAGATTCGTGATCAGCTCTTTTGTGACGCTGAATTTTCCCTTGAACTTTTTCTTTTTGCATACGTTGTAAGCAACCTTGAAAGTTTCGTTCGCCTGATCTTCCGAATTCGCCACGATTTCCACATGATAATTTTCAACGCCATACAATGGAGTTTGAAAAAAATTCGCCAATGGTACGATAAATCCATCCTTCCCATTTCCTCTGCCCATCATCACGATGAATTTTTGAAATAGCGGCATATCGCTCACGTACATAAATGCGAACGCATAGATAAATTTCTGATACGGAAAAAGCGGATAATAATTATTCTCGCAATACTGCAGACATTTTCTGTAGGTTTCTTCGTCAAAAAAAACATCGTCTCTCTTCAACGTTGGGAGTACGATGTTCTTGATCAGCAGCTGTCTTTCTTTGTTGATCCATTCCGGATGGGCTTTCGCGTAGGCAAGATAGTCGTCAATTTCTTTACAGGTAACCATCTGCCTCGGACTCATTCGAGATCTGGTCTCTCAGACCAAGATCACTCAAAATTTTTAACATAATCGCCGTGGTTTTCTGCAGATTTTGCACAGATTCATTTGTTTTTTCCACCATAATTCCGTTCCCATTCATGGCTTCATAACGGATTCCACGCTTTTTGATATCCTGGATCAGATCCTTTTTCAACTTCCAGTAATGCATATAATCTTCTACCAGATCTCCGTAAAAATCCGCTGTTTTTCCCTGTAATCTCAACTGCTCCAGCAGCGACTCCTTAACATCTTTCTGTGACATCTGCTCACCACCCTTCTGTTTTTTCCCACTTCACCCGAACCGGTTACCCCCACCCCTTTCACGCGAGAATCTGAAAAATCTGAACAGTCATGCCCCTTCCTACCCGTTCTACCCCGGCCAAAAATCGCCGAGAATTACCCCGGGGGGATGGTCACCACTGCTCCGGCGCGATCACTCGGCGCTTCGGAATGAATTTCCGTTCGACATGTCTGCCATGCCGCTCGTTGTGGCACTGTGTGCACAGGCTCACCAGGTTCTCATCATCCAGCGCCAGCTCCGGATGCTCTTTCAGCTCCATGATATGATGGACCTGTGTTGCCCTCCGGATCTTTGCATCCATCGCCGGCAGCCTCACATCTTTTTCTTTTGCTTCCTGCAGTCTCTTTCTGCAGTCCTGGCATTCGTACTGATCTCTTCGCAGAATGGCCAGGCGTTTGTGTTTCCACTTTTCGGAATTGTAGAATTCCTTTGCTTCTTTATCTGTCATGTTTCCCCCATAAGAAAATCCCCACATTTCTGCAGGGATTTTCTTCGACAAGGTGTGATCGATTTTTGAACTGGAAGAGAACCGGTTTTCCTTTTCCCGTTTCTCTTCTTTTACACTATATCACATATACCGTGTATCATTCTATTTCATTTTGAAGTTCGCCAACGCCTTCCCATGGATTCTATGTACCTGCGCCCATCCGTATCCCATCCGCTCGGCAATCTGCTCCCACCGGAGCCAATGGATGTATCGTAATCTTAACACCGTCTTTTCTGTCTCATCCTGCATCTGTTCGATTTTCTGCGTAATCTCTCTCCGGATGCTGATCCGCTTCTCCATCTGTTCTTTCAGATCCGCCAGCAATCCATCCAACTGCGCCGCATATTCCGACAGATCTCCACAACTGCTCCCGTGCGGCATCCCGTCCTGAATCAGCATGGGGTACATCTTATCCATTCTCAGCTCATCAATCTCCTGCTGGATCGCCTTTTCCGCAAGCACTGCACTGTGATATCTTTTGAGATATTCTTTTTTCTTTTCGTTCTCATCTCTCTGTATCAGTTTCAACATAGCCAGCTTTCTTCTCCATTCATCTACGTCATCCAGCCTCAGCAGCATTTCCCGGACTATATCTTTCATTCTTTCTTCCGTTCCACCTTCTTCTGTGCAAAATCCCCTTTCTGTTTTCTGTTTTGTTTTCGTATTTTCAAGCGTCAATACCATGCTTTCCTGCTCCCTCCATGATGTTCTCAACTCCGCAGATATTTCCGGCTTATCTACAATTTCTTTCTGAATCACTTCCCAAATTCCCATAGTCCATATTCCTTTTTATTTTTGTATGCTCATTGCAGCTTGAATCATCTGCATTGCCAAAATAAAATCCAACATTCCTAGGATCTGATCTTCTTTTGACGGAACGTATTCCTTATTTCCGTCACGATCCGCAATCGTCACAGTCCTTTTTAATCCCAAACCCACTTCTACTACCGCAAAAATTATCATAAGCGTTTTTGCAACTGCTCGCATCTTATTCCTCCCACTTCAGTCGTTGACCGCAGTACGGACAGTAGTTCTGAGTCTCAAATACATCACATCCGCAGTTTTCGCACTCGTAAGCCGTAATTCCGTTCCAATCCTGCATTTCCTTCGGTTCCGTCGGCGTATTCTTTTCTGCCGCTTTCGCTACCTGATCCGGATTCATACCAGAATCCTCATAGTCTTTCAGTTTGCACAAAGCACCGTAGATCTTTTCGTTTGCCGTTTTTGTGATTCTATGCCCTTCCCGAAGCTGCTCCCAACTTACACCTCTCAGGTGCCATAATCCTGTTTTACTCTTTTCTGTTAGTCTTACCATGCTTCTCACTCCATTCTCTTAAGTATTCCATCTGTTCTTCATCCTCCCGCGGATCCTTTGGGTGTTCTGGCCGGTTCAGCAACCACGCTGCGCCGCCTACCATAACCGCGCACAACGTTAAAATTCCAATAATCGTTTCCATTTCCCCTATCCTTTCTTCAAAACTTCAGTTCTTACTCGATCCCATTCTTCCATCAGTTCCGGCGGATAATTATTTTCCTTTTCAACATTCCTTTTCCTTCTGCATATTCCGTTATCTCTTGCTACTCTTCCAACTGTAGCTTCTGTCACTCCGGTTCTGGCCGTGATTGCTTTATATTTCTCCCCTTTCTGCAACATTTCCAGAATCAAGTTTTCCATTTCTTCCGGTATTTTTTTCATTCTCTTCTCCTCCCCGGCAGTGCTCGCACTTCCGCCGCGAACTTACCAATGTCCCTTTTATTTTGTGCGCTTTTGGGCATCCTGGATCAACATATACCGCGTATGTTCCAACGCTCTGCACGTGCTTACATTTTTCGTAATCTTCCATTTTTTCTTCCTCACAGATAATTTTTCCCGAAGATCTCCCGGAAACTTAATCCCGGGAAATGCTCTTCGAATGCTTTTTGTCCTTCCGTCTGCAGATACCGGTTGGCTTCTCCCGCCGGATCCTGATGCACAGCTCTGGCGGATGTCCGGTGACACTCCGGGCAGATATAGACTTTCAAGCCGTATTCTTCCGACAGGTGCCGATTCGGTCCGCCGAAGATGTGGTGTTCCTCCAGCACCGGCTTCCAGCTATAATCCCCCCCTCTGGCGCAGAGATAGCAAATCCGGCTCTCCTTGTTCTGCAGCAGGCTCTCTCTGTGCTTCTTTCTCTTCTTTTTCGTCTGCGGTTTCGGAAATAACATTTTTCTCTCTCCTCTCTGTTACCGGAACGGAATTTCATCTTCAACGCCCTCTGGAATATTCATAAATCCATTGTCATCCGTCTCCGGTTCTGTCTTTCTCTTTGGCGGTCTGGCCGCGCTCGCTCCCTTGCTCTCTACGAACTCCTGCTCCTCTACAACCACGTCTGTCGTGTAGACCTTCTGCCCGTCCCGATTGGTGTAGCTTCCGGTCTGAATCCGTCCGGTGATGGCGATCTTGATTCCCTGCTGCAGATATTTCTCTGCAAATTCCGCCTGCCGGCCAAACGCTACGCATCCGATGAAGTCCGCAGTCGCTCCTCCCTCTTTTTGAAATCGGCGATCCACTGCCAGCGTATAGCGCGCCACCGCACTCTGCTCCGGTCCTTGCGTCCACCGGACGTCAGGATCTCTTGTCAATCTTCCCATCAACATAACTTTGTTCATTCTTTTCTCCCTTTCTTCACTACCTTTGTATTTCGGATCCGGAACGCTCTTTGTGCTCCCGGCTCTGCATCTGTCTCAAGGATTCCATCGGCTATGAGCTCATCCATGTGTTTTTTCACAGTCGTTGCAGATATGCTCAGCTCGGCTGCAATCTCTTTATAGCTCGGCGGATACACATGCTCTGAAATGTATCTTGCAATATACCGATACACTTCTTCTCTGAGTGCCGTGCTCTCTTTTCTAAAATACATTCGCATCCTCCATTCCATATCCCCTCTCATCGACCTTGTCTTTCAGCCACTCGTAGAGTTTTTCTTCGTCTTTCAGGAGTTCTGCCGTCAGATTCTTATACAGGTACTCAGCCGTTCCCCACGTGGCCAGCGTATCCAGATATTCTTTTCGTTGCATCGTCTTTCCGACCACTTCAACGCTTTCTGTCCCCGGATGGTCTGCCGGAAGACTCATCTGCCCCGGCAACTGCTCCTCTGTCTCGGTTTGTGCGGTTTCCGTTGCGTTTTGTGTGATTTCCGCTCCGTTTTCCGCAATTTCCGTCTCACTTTGCATTTTTTCTTCTGCTTTCCGCGGTTCTTCTGATTGCACTGTCTCATTTTTCTTTTCTGCCGTATTTTGGGACGTCCCTTTTTCCGGCTTTTTCGGTGTCTCCGAAACCGGCTCCGCCTCTGTATTTACAGGGCTTTCCGGCTTTTTGATTTGCGCCGGCGCAATTGGTTTTGTCTCAACTTTTTCCTGCGGCTCTGTTTTGGGATGCTCTTCTTGTATTCTCTGTTTCCATTCCACGCTCTCGAAGATTTTTTTCGTGATTGCGAAGAACTCCGCCCAGCTCATTTTCTGCGGCTGCTGTCCGAACTGCTTGATCTGGATATCGTTCTCATACATCGCCATGTAGTACAGCCCCGCGCGGAACGTTTTGACTCCCGCCGGATTGACGATCTCAACCATTTTCTCCGACTCGCCGTCCGCATAGGCCTCGCTCTGCTCCAACTGTTTTGCAATCGCCGCATTGGCTTCGAAGAATTTCCACACCAGCTTTTCCAGTGAGTCCGCGGCTTCCGGTTCCGGCGTCTCCTTGTTGAAGTGTTTCAGCTCCCGAATATCTGCCTTTGGCATCTCCGGCCGAACCATTTCTAAGTCTGCATCCGGCAGGGAAAGCATCTCGGAGAGCTTGCTGCTCCCCATCTGCGCATATTCCGGCCGCAGGCGGTCCGAATAACCGTCGATGCTGAATTTTCGGTTAATATTCATAAATCGCGAGATCGTCGATGCGCTCAGACCATATTCCGCCTTTGCGAATTCCGTCACTGTCTCATAGCCATCATTTTTATATAGTTTCTGCTCCTCGATCTTCCGGAGTGTGTAACCGATCCGCACAAAACTCTCCTGCACGCCGATCAAGTCCCGCTTAAGGCTCTCTTTCATCGCAAGCCAGTCATCCAGGGTTAATTGTGTATATTCTTCCATCTCTTCCTCCTACGCTGTCATTGTCAGTGTTTCACCGGTTTCTTCCTGCAGGGTTCCGCTTTTCAGCTTTTTCAGATAGTTATCCAGCCAGCTTTGAATATTCTTTTCATCCGGCTTCTTATCCTTATCTCCGTACCACTGTATAATCCTCGGATTTTTCGCATCTATCTCAACTGTGACATACGGAATATCAGGTTCTCCTTTGAATCTTAGCATTAGTATGTATGTCTTTCCGGTGTTGTGTTTGTCCAGATATGTATTTCCTCCCACGCAATGATGAAGCATGCGCCCCTCCATAACAATTTCCTCCGCTGATTTGGCCGGTCTGATGATATATCTGTCATCCTCGTATAGATATTTATTTCTGAGTCCCCTGTAAACGTGCCGAATCTCCGGATAACGCTCTGCCACCTCTTTGAGGTGTTTGTCCATTTCTTCTTTGTTGGTTTCCATGACCATCTTGTTATGTTCCGTCTCTAAGTCCTGTGGCTGTTGATATACCGTGTTGTTGAGGTCGTATCCCAGGTTTATTCTCATGCTCAGATAGTCTACATAGGTTGTGGCCGTGTGTCTGATTCTGGCTAAGGCACTGCTGCACTCTGTCCCATACTTACAGCCAGCGTATTTCTCTATACGGTTGAGTAATTTTTGCAATGTCATGTATCTGGTGGCCGTTTCCACCTGTGTTCCGCTTAGATTTGTTTCTGCCAGGTGCTCCACCTGTTCATCCGTCCAGTTCTGTCCCTGGCGTTTCTCCATCTGCATGACTCCCAGTAGGTGTGTGTCTCCTTTCTTTCTGATGAGCTGCTTTACTCTTTCCTTTCGGATTCCTAGGAACTGATCCGGCCGTCTTGCATTCTCATCAGCAACAATGCCGTAGTAACATTTGACCAGTTTTTCTACCACATCGGTCAGCCCCATTTTTACCAGAACCTCAATCTGTGGCGTCTGACTGTAACACTCCAGGTAGTCAATCGGATTGACCTCCCTGACGTTCTTTGCATATTCCTGTAATGCACTGTACCGGAATATCGTATTTTTCAGCTCCTCGTAGGTTTCCGACATAATCGGCGCCGCTTTGATGTCAATGTTTGCAAGTCCATATAGATTGCAGTCGTCCCAAAAGTCTTCATTCCGGTACAAGTCGTGTTTATGATAGTCAATCTGCACCTTTTTCCCTGGCTCAAAGTAGGCTCTTGCCACCTCTACACCGGAAAGCTCTTCTGCGGCATTGTACATCTCCGGTCCGTCGTTTCCCTTGATGAAGCCCAGCGTCCATGCTTTCTCAATCTCCACGTACCGCAGCACTGCTCCATCTTCTTTATAGCGCTGTCCCAAGAACAGATGGATTTTCTCACTGTACTCTCTTTTTATTTTCCCCTGGCACTTGTATATCCCAGCCGCACCACACATTGGGCATTTTCCGCTTTTTCCTTCTTTCGGTTCTTCTGTATGCCTCTGAAACTGGCTCTCGTAGGATATGCCCTCTTTCCACCGCGCATCTGTCACGCCGCCGCACTTACTGCAGGCGATTTTCGCCCAGCTCCCGCATTTCTTGTAATACAGATGGTGCTTGTTGTGGAAATAAATTCTGTCCGCATATTCTAAGATTCTTTTTTCCGGAAGTTTTGCGGTATGTGCAATCCTGTCTTTCAGTGCTTCCTGTCGGCACACGAATTTTCGATGTTCTCTGTCAATTCTGGCAGCGGTCGCAAGATCATCCTCGTGCTTGTAGATGTACTGCCACCATCGCGCCTCGTAGTATACAGGTGTTTTTATCTTGCAGAATTTCTTTATTTTTTCCAGATCCTCCGTACTCTGGAGGACATTTTCTTTTTCCATCAGCTCCCATGTATCAGCTTTTTCTCCCCATATCCAATTCCCGTATCCACCATCTTTCTCCACTTTCTGCCGTGTCCACTGCTCTGTTTCTGGAAAATAATTCCAAAACTCCTTTTCCGTAAGGATGATCCGCACAACCGGCACCATTTTGGATTCTTTCTTGTTTTTGTATACCTCCAAAAACAAGTGCTTTTTGTTTCCAACGTTTTTAACCGCTGTCACTCCGATGTACTTCACATCTTTTTTCCTGCTGATTTTCTTCAATCCGAGATACGGGATTCTCTCAATTTCTTTTTTTCTCATCTGCTCCGCCTACTTTCCCATATAATATTCCCGGATGATCCGCTTCGCAGTTCCCATCCCCGGAATCCCCAGCGTCACTCTTCCCGCTGTCACACCGGCGGCTTTTAAAATCTCCTTTTCGACTGGAATCTGGTTCCCAAATGACCATTTCAGCAGTGCGGCAATGCATCCTTTCAGCGATTTCCCCTTTTTTCTGACGCTGTACGCCATCAGCTCATTTTCCATACACTGGCTTTTCAGGTACTCCACCCAGTCCTCCATGATTTCTTTCGGCTGCAGCTCCGCGGACTCGACCTCAATCTTTCCCAGTGCGGCCGTCATCGGATCGCACAGTTCCCGAATTTCTCCGTCGCAGAACAGCTCCACGAAAACCTCCGGAATTCCGTTTTCTGCCGCCATGACGCGCAGGCTCTCCATATCTCCCTCGTTGAACAGATTTACTGCCAACTCGTTAATTTCTTTGGCTGATTCCAGTTCTCCAAATCGTTCAAACATCTCGTCTTCCTCTTTTCATCTCATCTTGCAGCCAGGCACTGTATTCATGCCGGCCCGGCTCGATCGTGATCTTGTGATTTTTTACTTTTTCTGCCAGCTGCTCCCACTCCTGCTGATACTTGATCGGTTCCCCACGCGCATTCCGGAAACCGTTCTGCTCCCATGCCGGGAGTTGATTCTCCAGCATGTTCAGAACCCATTCGTCCGCGGCGTGGATCGTGATTTGACTCGGCTTGTGATATCGGCCAAGCGCCTTGATCAATGTCTGCAGTGTGGCTCCGTGCATTGTACTGGTACACTCTCCCGTATCGTGTTTGGTCTTTCCTCCGGGAGCTTCCAGCACATAGCCCCAACTACGGCTTCTTTCTCGTGGATCGTTTGCGCTTAGCTCTATGTAGATGCCGGTCTCCATCGTCCTCTCTCCTCCTTTCCAGGCTGATCAGCGTGTATCGTCGGTATTTATAGCCTGTTTTCGGGTTGATCCCCTCGTAGTAGTCCGCTATATAGTACCCTTTCGGCGGTTTTACTTCTTCTTTCCACCTTTTCAGATATTTTTTCTCCGGATCCGGCAATGGCATGTTCCGGGAATGGTTGTACGATGCCTCTTTCAATTTCGGTTTTGCCAGCGTTCCGTCCTGCTTCTTTTCCTTTGTGTCTCCGTCTTTCGTCATATATTCGGCCAGCTTCCGGAAAGACGGATCATATAGCCTTTCATTTTGCTTTATGGTCTCGATGTATATTCCGCCTTTTTTCCATGCTCTCTGCAGGATCGCTGCTGTTTCTCCGATCTCGTTAATAACAACGTGGATATGCCACGCCCCCTTGGTCCCTCGTTCTATGTTCCGCATCCAAAAAAGTTCTGCTCCACGTTTTTTATATTCTGCGCGAACCATTCTCCATGCTTTCCCGAAGTCAGTCACCGCCTGTTCCATCGTTTCCGGTCTGTTTTGTACTGCATACGTCAACGTCGCGAAACAGTCTCCCGATCGAAAATACTGCAGCATCCTCCTCTGACAGCTTTTCACCTTCGTTCTTCTGTTGGCTTCTTTCATCTGCTCCGGAGTTGTTTCCCTTTTCTTTTCTCTCTTGCCTCCTGGGCCTCCATATCTCCCGTCGTGGAACTCATCAATATCCAGCACAGTTCCCCCTCGGAGCCTATATACTTTCCTCTTCGTCGCCATCTCATGTGTCCTAACTTTAATCTCTTAATCGAGGTTTAACAGGGGACTTTCTCCCCTTATTTTTTCAATATTTTCTTTGACTTTCGATGCCGATCATGATAAGATAAATATCGAAAAAACACTTCTAATCCCTGTCCTACATGTTTCTCAGCATGTAGGACGCTTTTTTGCCTTTTCTTCAAGATCTTCATATCTTCCCAGCTTGTCTACCAAGTCTCCGTAAGCAAATACAGAGTTCATCTGACTTTCAAGCCGGAATGTCCCGGCGTGATCCATCCAGATCCGGTACGTTCCGTCTGGATTTTTTACTGTCAATCTTTCTTTTGCCATTTTTTATCACCTCTAAACAACATACTTTCTGTGCGCCTGCTCCAGCTCGTCCTCTGTCAGATCCAGATAGATCTGCGTTGTCTCGATGTTCTCATGTCCAAGCATTTTCGAAACCTGCTCCACCGGCATTCCGCGCCGCAGCGCCATTGTTGCACACGTTCGGCGGAATTTATGCGGATTTGCCCTTTCCACTCCCGCTCTCTCCGCCATTTTTCTTGTTATTGCCTCAATGCTGCTTTTATCCAGATGACCGTCTACAACATTATCCGGATTTTTCCACCACGACATCATCTTTTCCGGAGCAAGCTTCTTGTCCATTTCTTTTACGGATTTTGCTCTGGCGAGCAAGTACGGGTTGGAATCATGTCTTTCCCTCATGTACATTTCAACTGCAAGTTTTGCTCTGGCATTTAGATAGACGTATCTGTCCTTTTCGCCTTTTCCATGTACCAGAATTTTATCGTTATCTATATCGGAAATTAGAATGTTTACCAATTCTGAAACACGACATCCCGTCGACAGAAGCACCTCGACTATCATTTTTTCTCGTTCATCGCGCGCTGCCATTCGGATTTTTTCGACTTCCATTTCTGTCAACGCTTCTTTTTTGGTTTTTTCCGTCTTGATTTTGTCAATTCGGAACATCGGATTTGTTTTGATGATTTCCTCTGCGTACAGCCATCCGAAAAAGCTGCTCAGGACGCGTATTTCATTTTGTATCGTCACTTTCGACACGTTATCCCGCCTCTGGCGAATTGCCATATAGTATCGAATATTGTCCGTGGTGATATCATCCACAGTTTTCCCGATTTCTCGCATAATGAAATTAAGTTCTTTTCCGTAATAGGTAAGCGTTCTTTCTGTGCAACCCTTTACTTTTTTTGCGATCAGGAACTTCTTCATCAGGTATTCATTTCGATCTGTCTGTATTTCCGCCAGTTCTGTGCTCCGGCTTGTGATTTCGAAATCGTTCAGCAACAGATATAGAGAACTTTTGATTTCTGCAATCTTTTCGTCTGATACGGACTCTATGTACAGGCACAGCCGGTTGACCATCTCTTCTCTTCCGTCTGTTACCATGGAAACACTCCTTTCTGTGCAGGTGTCAGCAGCATTCTTTCCGGCGGATAGTGTTTACTATCTGTAAACGGTTCTTGTAGTGTATCGCCCTGCACCACAATCGCCTTGATTCCCAACACACTTAACTGCAGGTAAGTCATGTACACTCCCTTCCAGTCCAGGTCTTGTGCAACTACTTTTAAACAGGTCTGTGGATTGATCCCACGTTCCTTCATCGTTCTTGCTACCGCCAGAATCATCCCCCCGCCGCCGGTACTCGGTTCGTTCAGAAGAAGCGGCTGTTCTGGGCTCACGTTTTCTGGATATTGCATCAGACGTGCGTTAAGTAGAGATACATGAAACGGCGTGAAGAACTGGCCTGTCGCTTTGTTCCCCATTTCTCCTTCCATGTACACGCTGCCCAAAACGTCCTCTATTTCTTCTGTCAGTGCTTTGATCAGCAACGCCAAGAGCTCCGGAAAAGCATTCCTCTCTGTTTCTGTGTACTTTAATATGCTGTCCATGTACTGTTTTTCTCTGCTTTCCCACAGTTTTCCGTGTCGGATCGAAGAAAAATTCTCAATTGACAGCGCCGAACATTTTACCCAGTCCGAAAACACTTCGTAATTGGAATATCTTCCGGAAATACTGTTTATTTTTTTGATTATTTCTTTTTTATAGTCCATTCTTCAAAATCCGTCTTTTCTTTCAATTTCTTGTACCTGTTTATCCGTCAATCCAAACACAGTAATCAAAACATAGCTCATTTCAAGTAAAGCTCCGTGATTATCAGTATTAAATTCATCCTTTGCTTTTTTATACATTTTTGCATATCTCTTCTGATATGCAATTCTCATTTTCTCCCATTCTTCTTGTACAGCATTCATATCTATTCCTCTATAATCCTATCTAATATATAGGTACAATTCATGTTTTCGTGATTTATTCACGTTTTCATGAGCCCCCATGTCCTTTCTGTTTTTTCCCGCCGATATTACGGTTCTTAGCTTCCTGATTTCCGAGCAATCCTCTGATCTCTTCATCTGTCGGCATCGAGAACGCTTCTCCTCTTCTTCCGATCGCCAAAATCAGCAGCTCCAGTGCCTTTTTCGCGTATGTATCGGAAACATATTTCCCGATCTGGCTTCCTTTTCCAGTCACGAAATCCACCTTGATTGATGTCTCATCTGCTCCGAGATACATTGCTGTTACCTGCTCCAGATTGATAATCTGCATTCTGTTTTTACTTAAAACGTACATTTTCTCCTCCTATCGGTTTGCAGTTCAGCCAAGTTGAAAACACTTCGTCCTTATGGCGTTCGATCCGTTCCTCTTCTTCCTCTTTTCGCTCCACGATCGTCTCCCAGATCCGCTTGACTACCCACCCGGCGGCAGCGATTCCCAGGCCTGCGGCCATCTGAAACGGCTTCCACTGCTCCACTCCCGCAAAATAGGTCCATGTTCCTGCTACTCCTGCCATAACGGCAATTACGTTCTGTGCTTTCAATGTTTCTGCCTCCATTTCTCAAATTCTTCCGTGTCAAAAATGACCGGACTGTTTTTCTTCCGCGGATCAACTTTCCGTGCTACGCCCTCCGGTGCGTACATGATCGCCCGGTTCAGGACTTCTCTTCCGATCAGCGGATTCTCCATTCTCAGCAGCTCCGCTTTTCTCATGTAGCGCGCCGGATACTCGACGCGCATAGGCTCTTTCTTCTTGCTGGCACTGATTACGTATCTCTTTCCTGTCAGGTGCTCCAGCATCTTTGCTGCTTCATCTGTGGTTATTTTTTCCATACGTTTTCACTCCTTCTTACGTCGTTTCTTTTTTTTGTTCTTTCGATTTCGCATCTTACCTTTAAAGCGTCTAACGCTGCTTTCCCAATCGCAAGGCTCTCCGGATCATGTTCCGCAAGCATTTTTGCGGTTTCTACCATTTCATCAATTTCTTTTCTTTCTTTTTCTGACATATTTGTTTGCTCCTTTCGCTTTGTATTTGCTTGTTAAGCACATTATATTTCTTCATTTTGTGTTTGTCAAGCATTTATTTTTTTATTTTTGTGCTTTACAAGCATTTTCATGTGTGTTATACTGTTTTTGTAAGGAGGTGAGTGAATTGAACGCTTATGAGCGCATCCGCTATTTAAGGAAAGACGTTTTGCATCTTACTCAGCAAAAGTTCTCTGAATCCTTGAATATGTCTCGCGCGAATACAGGTAACATTGAAATTGGTAGAATTGCATTGACAGATCGTGTTATTTCTGATATTTGCGCAAAATACCACGTCAACGAAGAATGGATAAGAAGTGGAACCGGCCCTATTTTTGAAGAAAAATTGCCAATCGACGAGGTTTCCTCTTATGTAGAAGATCTACTTGAACCAGATGATGATCCTTTTAAAGATTTTATTATTGAAATGATGCGAACCTATCATGAATTGGACGATACATCAAAATCTGCTGCAAGATTATACTTTTCAAAATTACGTGAGAATCTGCAAAAAAAGAAGGGGGACTAACGTCTCCCCCTCTTTTCCAAATAAATTCTCAAAATTCCATAAATCCTTGCGACGATTTGTATGTCCCTTTCCGACATACATGATAACATCTGTTTTATTTCAGCAAGATATTTTTCGTACATATGTATTGCCCTCCGATCTCTAGCCTTATTATATACGAACGTTCGTTCGATTTCAATATCTTTTTTTCGAACGTCCCTTTACTAATAATACGAGATCTTCGGGCGAAAATTAGTATTTTTTGACATTTGTCCGGGTTCCCGGACACTTATTTGTACGGACTGTCGAATAAGTCCGTAATCCGCACTTTCAGGCCTTTAGCGACGGATTCCATCGTGTCGATTCGCGGCATTCTTCCGTTGCTGCAGATATCTTCCAGCGTAGATTTTGGGATTCCAGTCAGTAAGGCCGCCTGGCGGAGCGTCAAATTTCTTTTGTATATGATGTCTTGGATTAATATTTTCATGACATTATAGTTCCCGGTTTCCGGGAAATTATACATCCAGAGAGGGGGAATCGTTATGGGTATGCGATTCAAAAAGAGCAAGAAAATTGCTCCAGGCGTCAAACTGAACGTCTCCAATAAGAGCGTTGGTGTTTCTGTTGGAGGTAAAGGTGTTCATCATTCCGTGAGCAGCAGTGGCCGCAAAACTACCACGTTTAGCGCTCCTGGCACCGGTCTGAGCTACGTTAAAACTTCCGGTGGAGGATCTCGTAAAAGGAAATCCTCTAAAAAAGCGCAAAGTGGAACCGTCGGATGTGGCACTATCCTGCTCGGCTTCATTCTGTTTTTCCTGATCGTCGGTGTCTTCTCAAGCGGGTTCAGTAGCGGGCGGAAGAAAGCAGCCGAAGCAGCGGCTTCATCCTCTTCCGCAGCTTCATCTTCCACCGTTTCTGCTGTGTCTGAGACCTCAACGCCGACTCCCACAGAAGCGCCCGTGGAAACGAAAGTAATGTACTCCAAGTCATCGCTCAACATTCGAGCCGCCGCAAGCGCGGATGCCGAAAAGCTCGGCACGTTCTCGGCTGGCGACTCTGTTACCGTTATCAGTTCTGAAAACGGCTGGTCTAAGATCGACTACAATGGAACAGAGGCTTACGTGGCAAGTGATTATCTTTCCGATACACAGCCAACCGCTGCTCCCGCCGCTACGCAGGCTCCATCATCGTCCGATCAGCAAGAAACTATGGTATGGGTTTCTGATTCCGGAAAGAAATATCATTCCAAGTCAAGTTGTAGCAATATGTCAAATCCGCATCAGATCTCGTTATCCGATGCGCAGGCGCAAGGATACACGCCTTGCAAGAAATGTCATTAAAAAGTAAATAAAAAAATCCGCCCCGGTGCGCCAACACCAAGGCGGGGTTGCATCCAGATAATGGACACAGGTACCATCTGTATATTACCATTTTCTGGAACAGGTGTCAAAACGAACATTCGTTTCCCGATGCCTGTTATTTTTGCACCCTTTTTCAGAAAATGGAGGTATAGAACATGGCAAAAGCAAAATATACACGTCAAAAAAACGGATATTTCCAGGCCCGCGTATGGGACGGCACCTATCAGGGGACCCAGAAACACTATATCACGATCCGATCAAAGAAGAGCAGCAAAGATCTGGAAGAAAAGGTTGCTCAGTACAACAACAAAATCAAAAATATGGAGGCCGTCCGCGATAAACACATCCTGTTTCTGGATTACGCTCACAAGTGGCTTACCGTCTATAAGGCCGAAGCGGCCAACAATACAAAACGAATGTATCTCAACATCATTGAGAAACACATGAGCCAGATGGCGGGTGTGCGGCTCTGTGACGTCCTCCCGATCCACTACCAGATGCTTCTCAACGATGCTGCCGGCAAGAAGCGCACTCAGCAACAGCTGCTCCTCTGCTTTTCTCAGATCATGCGAACCGCAGTACATGATCGTCTCTACGCTGCGAATCTCTACGAGGATCTTAAGGACGCCATGAAGCCGATCGACTACAAGGCGGATGAGAAGCGCCCATTAACCGAAAACGAAAAAAAGGCCATTCTAAAAGCAGAGTTATCCCCAGAAGATAGAATTTTTGTGGATATCTTGTATGCTACCGGCTTGCGCTGTGGAGAAGCTCTCGCCCTCACCCGGTTTGATATTGATTTTGCAGAGAAAACCATCAACGTCAACAAATCCGTGGAGTTTGACGATGCCGGCCGACCGAGTATCAAGTGCCCCAAATCCCATAACGGATACCGGCAGGTACCGATCCCGCCGCAGCTCTTCTCCTCTCTCGAGACCTACGTTCGTTTCTGCATGAGAGGAACTCAGCTCTTTTCCATGCGCGGCGGCAAATTGGTGTCTAAATCCTCTTATCGCCGCAAGTGGGATAGAATTATCAAGGCCATGAATGAAGTCGCAGAACAGCCCATATCCGGGCTCACAGCGCACATTTTCCGGCACAATTACTGTACGGCGATGTGCTACCAGATCCCGCGCGTATCGATCAAGAATATTGCGACGCTCCTGGGCGACAGCGAGGCCATGGTGCTGCGCGTGTACAATCACATTATGTTGGAGCGTGAGGACACCGCAGGGGCCGTAGAAGCAGCGCTGTATATGTGACACGGAAATGACACATTTACTTTGTATTACTTTGTTCTACTTTGTCGTACGACCTTTTTTTACAATTTCATTTTTGTAACAGAAAAACGGCTGAAAACCCAGTAAAATCAAGGTTTTCAGCCGTTTCCATTTGATGAAGCATCGGGGATTCGAACCCCGGACAACTTGATTAAAAGTCAAGTGCTCTACCGACTGAGCTAATGCTCCATAAAATATGCCTAGTTCCGGAATCGAACCAGAGACACGAGGATTTTCAGTCCTCTGCTCTACCAACTGAGCTAACTAGGCATAAAATTGCGGGAGTAGGATTTGAACCTACGACCTTCGGGTTATGAGCCCGACGAGCTTCCAGACTGCTCCATCCCGCGATATCCTATTTTTGTACTTGATTTCTCAAGTAAAGCCGATGATCGGACTCGAACCGATAACCTGCTGATTACAAATCAGCTGCTCTGCCAATTGAGCCACATCGGCCGATTGCCTGATTGGCAAGTGGGTGGTGGTGGATTCGAACCACCGAAGCAATTTGCAGCAGAT